CTTTTTGGGAAGCACTATTAGCGTTAGAGCAAGATGACATAGCATCCATAATAGATGTTGTATTACAAAAATATGGTGTAACATAACAATCAGATGGAATATTCATTGGAAAACCTATGGAATAAAGGCTTGCTGGTATATCATTTTTTAAATATGGACTGTACTGTACCGCATTACTTAAATAATATTTTTTATTTGCATTTTTTAAATTATAAAATAATTTTAAATATTCTTCACCATTTGAGCTATTTTGTGCTTGGGATTTCGCTGCAACTAAATCAGAAAATAATGTACGTTCAGTCTCTACCCCAGCCTTAGAGATTTGTAATGCATTACAACAACTGATATTACTCATTTGAAAATAATTTGCATTATTACTAGCATAGTCAGTATTTGGAATTAATTGTATTAATATGTCTTTTAATTTCTGATCAATTTGGCTAGCTATTCCCTTTTTATCTTCTACTGTATCCATCATTGTATTAAGATTAAACTCTTCTCTGGCAATAGCTGAATGCCAAGGCTTTGAAAGGTCAAAATCATTAGAACTAAATCTTATTGCTTTTATTTTATTCCATGCAAAAAAATGACTAGCAGATGCCATACAGATAACATATGCAAAATTTACCGGATACGATTTATTTACTATAACATCGCCCTCTCCTCCACCTTTCATACCTTTTTTTTTATTACCTCCTATAAGGTAGGCAGATTGATCTACAGAAGTTTCTTTTTGTAGTAAATAATTACTTAAAATTCCTCTTTGCTCATTTAAATAGCTTATTAAACTTGGAAATATACTTGGAGTTATTTCATTAAATGTAATCACTGTATCATGTGGTTGACCTGCAGGCCAATTTTTAATTATCATTGAAATAATATTAGTTCCAATTGTTGGACCTCGATACTTCCGTAATACTACATATTCCATTGGAAAACCCATGGGATTTGATGTGACTCCACCAGCTTCATTCCACTCAATCCATGGATTTTTAATTATAATTTCTATATAAGGTCCTGGTCCACCTAATCCTGATTCTAACTTTACAGTATTGACTGGAAAAATATTTGTAAATTTTGGATCTATATTACTTATAAATATTGACCCATTAGGTGTTTCATGATTTAGCTCTTGAGGCCAAAGTATAAAAAAATAATGAAAAGGTTCATGAGATAACTTAGCAGTAGTTCGGAGGAAATCTGTTGCATATAAATATCTTTTTTCCGATAAAGATTTTCCAATGTTTTGAATCAGTTCAGGTTCAAGTGTAGGATTATTGTAAACTTTTTGTTCTAGTTCTATATCTAGCTGTTCATTTTCTTGTTGCTCTCTATTAAAATGTTCCATTTCAGCATCTAATTCAGCCTGCGACATACCACGCGTTCGTACACCTCCTCTTTTAACTCCATAAAATATTCCTAATTTCTCCTCCTGACTAAGTCTACTCCACGCTAATTTACTTCTGTCTAGATTAGATTTAGGATGTAAATCATGAGCTAAATCGTGTGATAAATATGATAAACTTTGAAATAACATAACATCACCAGGTAATTTAATTGTTGTTCCTACCATTATATATATATACTTATAAAAATTAAATCAAAATATTATTAAAATTTAAATTTAAACCTTTAATATTATTATTATTAATGTCAAAAAGAAAATTAGAATCTCTCTCAACTAATAATCCAAAAATTATAAAATTTTTTAATAATCACGAATCTCTTGATTTTGATGAAACTATTATATCTTTTATTAATATTATTGAAAAATTAGAAGATTCAGTTCAAAATAATCCCTCAAATAATTCTATTCAAAATATTCTTTCTGAAATTAAATCTATTAAAAATGATATGACAAAATCTCAGTTAGAGACTTCTCAAAATTTCTCTCAACAATTTTCTGATTTCAAGAAAGAATATATTAATGATCTTCGTCTTAACTTAACTTCTAATGTTTCTGATAAAATTGAGCCTTTAATAAAAGAACAATTACAAATTCTATTTCAAAAAACTGAAGCATTAATTCCAAAACAAAATATTGAACTTCAAAATAAATTTCAAGAATCTTTTAAAATTATTAACAAAGATACCGAGAGATTTATGAAATCTACTATCACTGAATCTTCTCTTCAAACTTTTATCTCTCAAATTGATCAAAAATTAACCTCCTCACTTTTTAATACACAACAACAAATTTCTCAAAATATGTCTAATCAAGAACAACGACTTGATCAAAAAATTTCAGATATTTCTGATAAAACTAATTCTCAGAATAATCTCTCTCAAAATCTTAATTCTCAAGTTTCTGATCTTCTGAAAAAACTAGAAAACTCATCCGCTAAAGGAAAAATGTCTGAAAATATTATTGTCAATATTTTACATTCTCTCTATCCATCTGGACAAATTGACCACGTTGGACAAACTAAAGAAACCGGTGATATTATTCTCTCCAGAAAAGATAAACCTAAAATTTTGATTGAAAATAAAGATTGGGGGAAAAATGTTGTACAAGAAGAAGTTAAAAAATTTATACATGATATTGAAACCCAAAATTGTTCTGGTGTATTTCTCTCTCAAAATTATGGCATTGCCAATAAAGAAAATTTTGAAATTAATATTCATGATGGTAATGTGTTAATTTATGTACATGAAGCTAATAATAATCCCGAAAAAATTAAACTTGCTATAGATATTATTGATCACTTTAAAGCTAGAATTAATGATTTCAAACTTGATAAAAATATTGAATCTATTCCAAAAGATACTTTAGATCTTATTAATCAGGAATATCAATCTTTCGTACAAAGTAAACTATCTCTCATTAAAATTGTAAAAGATTTTAACCAAAAAATATTAAAACAACTTGATGATATCAAAATTTTATCACTTGAAGAATATTTATCTTCTAGATACGCATCTGCCACCAGTAAATTTGTATGTGAATATTGTGGTTTTATAGCTAAAAATGCTGCTGCCAAATCTGCTCATTTGAGAGGTTGTTCTGTTAAAAAATCTAGTGATCTTTCTCCACCTTCTATCAATATTAAAATCAAACAATAAATAATTATATTTATTTATTATATATGTCTAGTTCATTAACTAGTATTAATATGTCCGGAGAATTATTTGATTTATCTGTTCCTACATGGAATAATGAATTTGGTCATGAACATATTGAATATATTATGAAAAATGGCATCAGCTTTCCACTAGATAAATTTATTGATGAATTAGATGCTATATTAGATAGTTCTGCACCACAAGATGATAAAAGTGCTAAGCGATTAGCTAGACAAACCGTTCTTCATCATTGTTACGAATCTATTGAAGTTCAAAATCTTTTTCCTTTATTTTGTAACTATTTAAATGGTTGTGGTAGTCAATCTGTTAGAACTTGTATTTTTGGACAATATGAAAATAGTCCTTTTGTAATTACTGTTGCCGGAGGAAATATTATTACCGTATTTTCACAACTTATTGTTAATATGATTGATTCTTTTATTAAAACTGTAAATAAATTTAGAGGTTACTCCGATGAAAATTATGAATATTGGGATATTTCCTCACCTGGATATACTCCCCCTATATTTCATCAATCTGCTATAGATATTAAAGACTATATGTTCAATACACGTTTTAGAGATTGGGAACATTCTGCTCGGGACATTATTAATGAATCTTTTAGATTACTAACTCCCTCTAATAAATTCCTACTTGAGGCTTTAGAAGATAATTCTGATTTTCATAAGGAACAAATTGCTTTTCTTATTGTTTCTCATTTCTTAAATAATGATGATGATGGAAGTGTTGAAGCTAGTTTAAGATTTATAGCACAATCTCCACATAGTGATTTTGACTTTAAACTTTCTCCTAATATTTATCCTACATTAATAGAAGATGAAGATAGTGAAGATATTAGTCATCCTCAACATTCTATTGAACAATTAATTAGTAGACTTAATGATGCTTCAGAAAAAGAAATGGAACAACAATTTCCTCCATCTTCTGGATTCTTATTATTACGAGCCAAAAGTCTTATTACTTGTAATATCGGTGACTCTCTAACTAAATATACTACCAAACAATTAAAGGCATTTCAAAAAGATTGTTCAAAACAATTAGGCGGTTGGGTTTATTCTCTTTTTCCACAGACTATGCAACAAGATTATCTTACTCTTGTTGATAGATCTAGTGATTGTTGGAAATTTTTTAACTTTTTACTACAAAAGAAAAGAATTATTTCTGATTCCACTAGAAATAATATTGATGAAGTTATTAAATTTTATGTTGCTGGTTATCTTAAACCTGATCATGAAGGACCAATCAATGATACTGGGGGGCCTCCTGCTCCCCAAAATCTCAGACAACCCAATTCTACAGAGGCTATTATTCATTATTTAAAATATACAACTTATCATCTTAATATTTATTTAGAAACTTGGCCTGTTCTTAGTGAGAATGGTGGAGCACCTAGCAAATCTTATGGAGATCTACCAAGTATATTTTCTTACAAAAAACAACATGGAGCTTCTAATAAATCATATTTAAATCAATGTGAACGAGCTTATCGTGCTGCTTGTTTTGCATTCTTGAACTTGGACAATATACTTTACCAAAATACTGGTTTAATCTCAAGAATAGCTTCTGATGTTATTAATTATTTTTTAAATAATCCACTATTTCATACTGAACAATTACTTGATAGATTGATTAAATCTGTTAATCAACAACACGGGGGTGCATGTTTTATGCCACCTTCTGATGTAACTCTTGTACCAACTAATAGAAGTTTTAGTGCTTCATTAAAAAATCTTAAGAATATTTTTGATCGATCAAGATATTCAGAACTTGGCTATCCTGATGGATTAAGAATTACTATTAATGCTATTTCAACTGATTCTACACCATCTGGACATTCTCAACACCAATACAAACCTCAAGGTCCTTCTGATGATCGACCTGATAAAGATGAAGAATATGCAATTCAGGTTGCATCTAGTGATGACAAAATTTTAACGGAATATACACCTCTAAATAGTAAAAATGAAGTTGGAAGAGGGGGATCTAGAAGAGGTGGTAACCGTTTACACAAAAATAAAACTAAAAAACATAAAAAATATAAAAAACCTAAAAAACATAAAACTAAAAAACATAAAACTAAAAAAAATAAAACTAAAAAACATAAAAAACATAAAAAATACAAAACTAGAAAACACTTACAATAAATCTATATTAACTAATTTTTATTTTCTGTATTACTAGTTGGATGAATTTTATTAATCCTATTAATTAAATTTTTTAAAATTATATGTTCTATAACTATTTTAAATATTAAACCTAATAACAATAAACTAAAGAACCAAATTAATAAAATTTCTATTGTTTTCATTTATTTTTTTTTAAAACACATATTTAAAATCAATTTTATAACTATCTAAAATTTAATCTAAATACAGTCATAGCAAAATTTTTTTTCTCAACTTTTTTTAGTTAAATATCAAAACAGTTGCTTCGCAACATGACAACTTCGTTGTCTGTTTTGATATTTAATGCGCATCCCAAAAAATTGATTTAAATTTTTAATTTATATTTTTTATTAAAAAATGTCTGACTATGAATATGAAAAATATTTATCAGATATTCATAATTTAAAATCT